AGGACGTTGACATAAAAGATATTCAAAATGATCCAGCTTACATGAGCACTGATGATTTAGAATCTCTTTTTGAAGATGCAAGTTTAAAACCGACTACTAGTGAACAAATACCAGAGGTTCAAATGGCAGGACTATTTGGTAAAGCACCTTTGTGGGGTGTAGCTGCCGTAGATAAATTTAAAATGCTAGCACAAAAATTTAGTAAGGGTGAAAAAAGTAATTTACAAAATGCTGAGAAAAAAATTGGTGATAGTATTATTGATTCGCCAGAAACTGCTGAATCTGTGTTTTACTCGGGCCTTGAAGCACGGCTCATGGACCCTAATACACCAAAAGAGTTTACATCTGCAGATGCCTTTTTTGATTTTATAAATAAAAAAGGTGTAGGTAAAGCTGAGATAGAGGACAATGCTTTAGCTGGATATATTGAATCTGCAAGAAAAAATAATACACCTCTAAATGCAGAGGAGATGCTAACAATTATACGTGCAGCACCAATTCGTAAGATTGAAAATGTAGTTTATGGATCAGAAAAATATGGAGGCACTGCTCCTGTTAAATATGCAGGGTATCAAGAAAGAGGAGCTTTACCTGATTCATATAGAGAATCAGTTATGTATCTTCCGTCAAAAGAAATACCACTTGATCCTGATGTTTTACCTGAAGGTGGCGCAGCACATGACTTTGCTCAAAAATACGTTATTGCTTGGTCGCGGCTCACGGACCGTAATGCAACCATACCTGTAGAAAAAACAGGATCAGGTATTCAATTAGCAGCTGACCTTGCTAGTCTTAGAACAATGAAGAAAAATCAAACTAAACTTAACAACCAACTAAAAGGGTTAAATGCTTCTGCTTACACTAAACTTTTGAGAGAGGGTTTTGATGGACCGCCTGTCGATACTTTAAATCCAGCAGAGATAGCACAAAGAGTTGAAATGCGTACTTCAAATTTAGAAGAGATAGATCCAGCACTTCTTACACAGATAAGACAATTTAAAAGTAAAATACAAAATGATTCAGTTAGAATCAAAGAGTTAGAAGCTACAACACAAGGTCAAGGTAAGACAATTGTCACTTTTGCAGATGAGATACAATCGGATGTATTACAAAATGCAAAACGATTTGAGGAAAAATTACTCAAACAAATGGGTGATTTTTTAGATGCTACTCCTGCAGACAGAAGATTAGCTATACAACAAGCGGATTATGGTTCTGATATTCGTGGTTTAGATCCTGAAGTCGCAGAATTTTATGCAAAAAACAGAACAGTATTTAGACCATTGTTTAAATCTGATGTTGAAATGCAACAGTTTATAAACGAGTTTCAACAAAACAAAAAAGTATTTGAAGAATTAGCGGCAGCTGGAACAAGACCTGATGGGGAACTAGTGGCTAAAGCTCAAGAAGCTTTAACAAAAGAAAAACAAATGTTGGACAATTTACAAACAGCGATAAGCGAAAATGCGATGAGCCAATTGTTTCCTAATTTACCTTTTAAAACTAGAAGTGAGTGGGGCGAAGCTGTAGTCAAAAGAGATTTAGCGGCGGCAGCACAAAGATTATATGTTGATAAAGCAGATGATGCAGCACAATGGTATGCGGTATCTCCTGCTAAATTTATAAAAAATAGATACAGTCAATCTGGTGGCACGAATGTTCCAATCGATCAAAGAACCAAAGATATGAAAGGAATAGGCACTGAAGAATTTTACGGAGGCCCTGATAGTGTTGATTCCAAGGGCAAACATTACACTTCTGTGTTAGAAAAAGCATTAAAACGAGCAGCAAAAGAAAACAATTCTGAATTTAAAATTATTAAGATTGATGGTATAGGTGACGCTTATGCTATTAAAATTACACCAGAGATGTTATTACCACACAAAACTCATAGAAAAAAAGGAGGAGTGGTGTATACTCCAGACATAATTGATATATTTGAGGTAGCATAATGGCAGTTGATAAACCTATTGGATTTACTCCAGACCCGCCTCCGTTTCCTGAAGAAACGGAACAAATGGCACAAAACGTAGTTGATATACAAGTTGAAGAAGCTAATCCTAATGTTGAAATGATGGAGGATGGATCAGCCGTAATTGGAGAACAAGAGTCATTAATACCTACAACATTTGATATGAACTTAGCCGAAGTTCTTGATGAAGATAAATTACAAGTAATAGCAAATGACTTACGAGACTCGTTTGAAGAAGATAAAGCATCAAGACAAGACTGGGAAGAAACATATAAAAAAGGTTTAGATCTACTTGGTTTTAAATATCAAGAGAGATCACAGCCGTTTCAAGGCGCTAGCTCTGTAACACATCCAATGTTATCTGAAGCGGTAACACAATTTCAAGCACAAGCTTACAAAGAATTATTACCACCTGGCGGACCAGTAAATACGCAAATCATTGGTCAAGTAGATCCACTAAAAGAAGAAAGAGCACAGCGTGTAAAAGATTTCATGAACTATCAGATTACTTACGAGATGGAGGAGTATGATCCTGATTTAGATTCTTTATTGTTCTATTTACCTTTATCTGGTTCTGCTTTCAAAAAAGTTTATTTTGACGAAGGACTAGGCAGACCTGTCTCTAAATTTGTTCCTAGTGATGACTTGTATGTTCCATATCAAACAACAGATTTCCCTTCATGTGAAAGAATAACTCACGTTATCAGAAGAACAGAAAATGAAATTAGAAAAATGCAAGTGTCTGGCATGTACAGAGATGTTGATATTAAAACGACTGACAATGAAACAGCTTTACAAGAAAAAGAAGGACAAATTTCAGGAGTAAAAAAATCTTATCAAGATAATTTATATCAACTGTTAGAGATGCATGTTGATCTAAACATAGAGGGTATTGATAGTGATGATGGAATCAAAGTACCTTACATTGTTACAATAGATGAAGGTTCTGGAAAAGTTTTATCTATATATAGAAACTATAGAGAAGATGATCCTGGAAGAGCAAGAACACAATATTTTGTTCATTATAAATTTTTACCTGGTTTTAGTTTTTATGGTTTTGGTCTGGTGCACATGCTTGGTGGTTTATCAAGAACTGCAACAGCAGCACTAAGACAATTATTAGATGCAGGAACATTATCAAATTTACCTGCAGGATTTAAAGCTAGAGGTTTAAGAGTTGCAGATGATGACAACCCTTTACAGCCAGGTGAGTTTAGAGATGTTGATGCACCAGGAGGAAGTTTACGAGAAGGGTTATTACCACTGCCTTACAAAGAACCAAGTGGAACATTATTTCAATTACTAGGTTTTTGTGTAGAAGCAGGAACAAGATTTGCAGCGATAGCCGATCAAAAGATTGGTGATAGTGTGGCGGCAAATGCACCTGTTGGAACAACAATGGCTCTCATGGAACGTGGTGCAAGAGTCATGTCTGCTATTCATAAAAGACTACACTATGCACAAAAGATAGAGTTTAAATTATTAGCAAAACTTTTTGCTGATGCTTTACCACCAGCATATCCATACGAGGTTGGTGTTAATGCAACTCCAAGTTTAAAAGCTGAAGACTTTGGACCAGAGATAGATATTATACCTGTTTCAGATCCTAACATATTTTCTATGGCTCAACGTGTTACGTTGGCACAAACTCAGTTGCAACTTGCACAATCAGATCCAGGTTCTCACAATATGTACGAAGCATACAGAAGAATGTATCAAGCACTAGGAGTAAAAGATATTGATGTTATACTACCAGCACCATCTGAACCACAACCAGCAGACCCAGCAGTAGAAAATGCTAATGCTTTACGTAATGCTGGTCTGATAGCTTTCAGAGGTCAAAATCATTTAGCACACATGGATGCACACAGAGCATTTATGTCATCGTTTTTAGTAAAAGGTAATCCACCTACTATGGCAATATTACAAGCTCACATAGTAGAACATATTGGATTACAAGCTAGAGAGGAAGTTGAAGAAGAAATGAGACAAGAAATAGAGCAAAAAGCACTAGAATTTGGTGGTCAATTACCTCCAGAGGCACAACAAGCACTACAAGAACAAATAGAACAACAAGTTGCAGAAAAAATATCAGCTATGATTGAAGAAATGGTTGGCGAAGAGCAAGAAATACTAGCTGAAGAGGGCCAAGATCCGTTAATTTCGTTAAAAGCACAAGAATTACAGTTAAAAGCACAAGATATACAGCGAAAAGCTATGGATGATGAGTCAAGAAGAAGTTTAGATAAAGCTAAATTAAACCAACAAGCAAAATTAACGCAAGATAAAATAGATTCACAAGAAGATATTGCGCAACTTCGTGCAAATGTTAACCTTTCAAAGCAAAAATAGTGAAAAAAAGAGAAAAAAAAGTCTCAAAAGTCATGCGAGAGTTCAAAAAAGGCAAATTGAACATTGGCGGATCGAAAAAAAAGGTTAAATCTAGAAAACAAGCAATAGCGATTGCATTAAATGAGGCAGGAATATCTAAAAATGGAAAACGCAGAAGAAAAACTAGCTAACTTTTATGAGAAGTTGGTTCTTATAGCAAAAAGAACTGGAAAAACACCAGAGGATAGTGTACTTTTAGCTGGTGCTATGATGGCGTGTGCAAAAATGATTTATTACGAACATTTATCACCCCAAGAAGCAAAAGATTTGGAAACTCATAACAGTTATGATATTCTAGATCTTATTAAACCAACTATACATTGAGGTATTTATGCCAGGACTAAAACAAGCAACTGAAAAACTAAAAGCACAAGGTTTAAAAAAAGGTGGTTTTCCAGATCTTAGCGGTGACGGAAAAATTACACAAAAAGATATTTTAATGGGTAAGGGAGTTATTAAAAGAAAAGCTGGTGGACTTGCAGGTAGACTAGCTCAACGTGGATATGGAAAGGCAAGAGCATGAACTTTAAGAAAACAAAAGTAGAAGTGGTAAAACAAAAAAACCCTTTTCCTAATATAAAAGTTTCATCTGATGCTGCTATTGTTTACTCACCTTTTGTTGTAAAACAAAACAAAGGTAGTGGCCCACAAGGGCAGACTAGCAAGGCACAGATCAAAAAAGTTGCTTTCAAGGGCGTAAAGTAATAAAACCCTATCAACAAAGGAGGATTGTATGAAACTAGTACAAGATCTATGGGCACACTTAAAAGAGTGGTCCGATTGGAGCATGAAAGATTGGATTAAAGCTGGAATTGTAGCAATAATCGTAATT